AGAGGGGCCAGCATACTCTTTCAAATCACGATGATGTACGTGACCGACATACCAATATCGATACTTAGAACGACCCCATTCTTCAGGTATATCTGATGCCATGATAGACATCATATCCCTGCCTTTTATGGTATCGCCATGCGTAGAGCCTATCAATACTTTACCAAACGGATAGTACCAAGATATAGCTGGTGATAAGTCCACTTCCATGCGTTTTTCGTTATGAAAGTAACAGCTAATCATTAGTGCCAATGCGTAAGATGAATGGCCATCGTGATTGCCTTTGTTGATTCTAAATACTACTTTCTGATGCTTCTCAAGCAACCTTTGCAAGCAATATATCATGGCTCGCAAACCTATCTGCTGCACCTTGGCCCAGCGGCCATCTACATCAAGCTGATGGCCTGAGTTAGTGACGTTTTTCTGATTGTCTGCATGGAACATGTCACCAAGGTTAAGTAGTAATGCCGTGTGCGTGTTGGGTGAGCTTGCGATAAGCCTGTCTATGGCACCGCATGTGAGTTTCTCGGCTATATCCAAGTCAAAGTCATCCCCTGCGTCTTTTGCCCAGGCGTATAAACCAAAGTGAGGGTCACCCATAGGGATAACTGTCAATGTGTCGGTTGGCTTTAATTTAGGAGGTGGAGATAATGGAGATAGACCTTTAATTTCTTCTGCTAAATTAATAACGAAGTCTTTAACTACTTGCTCTAACTGAGCGTTATCTAGCGATGATTTAACCCATTGGCCTGATGGTTTACCGTCTTTATTATAGTAAGTGCTGACGCCCTTCACTAGATAGCCTGGAGGAACTGGTCTAGTCATGTCATGCTCAGGTGAATAACCTGATAATGCAGACTTAGCCTTTAATGCTCTAACAGCCACATCCACTACGGTAGCAGTAACACCAAAGAACTTGGCTGCTGCTCGATTAGAACCCAGTTCACAAGACTTAGCGTAATATTCCCACTGCTTTGGTGTTGCGAACTGCTTTAATTCTTCTATCATTTTTTAATTAACACCACGGCTGCTTCAATAGCCAAGTTTAAAAGATTTGGTGCAGTTTTAATAAATTGCTCTTTTACGTTACCTTCTAACTGAGTTAATGCAGACTTAACTACAGCTTTCTTGGCAGCGCCAGACAATTCATTATTCATTTGTGATTCCACTAATGATTTAATGATTTCAAATAATTGAGCGTCAATCAAACGATTGATTACGAAAGACAACAAACTTAATATAAAACTAGACATATTGCTCCTTACATTCTAATGTGAAATAAATGAGTTCTATCTTATACCAATCAGCCACCGATAATTCTTTTTGCGGATTCACTTGCACTTCCAGGCTCGGTTGACAAACCAACTTTTTTGCTGGATGCGATAGTGATAGCTGGATTGATGAACAAGCCGACAATAACAACAATAGAAGTGCCAATGGAAAGAATGTCCGCATCAGACAATGGCAAGTAATAACCAAATGCTTTAGCCAAAGCCACAATAGCAGCCAATAGACCTGCAATGACTGAGCCAGTGATTTGGCCTTTCTTCCATGCTTCAGGATTAGCAACTTCTTTACCTTTGCGAAATACAGAAAATAAAGCTATTAATTTATTCATAGTGTCTTTCCTTTTTGAAAATCAGCTAACGATAATCCGCCAGTATATTGCATGTGAGCTGTTTCTTTTATCTTACCAGACCATCTTCCAGCCCATTCAAGACCTATTGATTCACCTATCCTACCACACTTTGCGTAAATAACATCATTATCCCACAATGGTTTACCGTGAAGCATTGGCACCCAATCGAAGGCAACTCTGTAATTATGTAGTGATTGACCGCCTCTTGCGTTAGTAACAATCCTACCTTTTGCTGTTCTGCCTTGTGCGTAGATAACGTCTTGAGCTTCATTATCTCGATAGGTTGAATAAATAAGAATGTCGAACCCTGCGGCTAAACATTCTTTTTTAAACTGCTCTGCTAGTGATTTAACTTTTGGGTGTAACTCATCAAGCGAACGACTATTAATCATTTATCAGCCTTGTTATCTAACCTATCAAACAACTTGTTTAACATTTCTTTAACTTCACGTATGTCTTGGCGGTAATCATCACGAGCCACATAGTCTTTTGGCAATTCTTCACGCAGTTTAGCCAAATCAGATTTTAATTCTTTAACTGCCGACCACATCTCACGGAGAAACCAACCCAATACCAAAGAAGCTGATGACAAAACTATATTTAATATTGATTGGTTATCCATGATAAATCCTATTATATTTCATTTGTAGGTTAAAACTATTGTATATATTTTTAAACTGCTTGCCAAACTTCTTGTTAATTAGCCCAAGGCAATGGCAAAGTTACTATTTTTGGATTTATCATTTCATTTAATTGCATTTCACCACTTTCTTCAATAGGCGTGCAACCATCCCAAGCATAAGGCTCACTTAACATATAAGAACCGTCAGCATTTATTTTTGGTATTCCATCAGCATTAAGCAAAATATCTTGCCTTGTATTTAATGCTTCTTTAACCCAACCCAATGCAATTTCTTCAGTTATATTTTTATAATCAATAAATTCAACTGAACCTTGATAATTTAATTGAACACTTTGATTTTGAATAACAGTATAAACTGAATTTGAATCTTTAGTTGTTACGCTAAAAAATACGGAATGAATGATGTTTGGATTGCCGTTATAATCAACCAAACTGTCCATTCTTTCTATTGCCCATTTATGTGAAATCATTATTTTTCCTTTACCAATATAAAACTACGTAGCCAGCGTTACCTGCCGTTGCTGTAGTAGCACCAGCAGCACCTGAACACACACCTTTTCCAGCGACATAATCAACATCGCCTGAATTACCAGCAGTATTTAAGGTTGCTTGCACAAGTAGTGTATTTGTTCCAGTTACATACCCTGAACCACCACCACCGTCTGAAATCAGCACGGTTCCACCACGTCCCCCCCACCAACCACCACCACCGCCACCGCCCCCATTACCTGAACCACCACCATTACCGCCTTGCAGTTGAGCAAAACCAGTTGTTTGTGTCCCCCCCACACCAGCAGAAGAAGGTACGCTGTAGCCTCCAGTAGCCCCTGTCAAGCCACCACCAAATCCACCAGTATTTGGGCTTCCAGCCATTTTTCCGCCACCACCACCAGCAATAATTTTTGTGTTTGCTACTGAAGCAAGATTGTTAATAAATACTCCTGAATAACCACCACCACTAGCAGTTCCTTTACCGCCACCATTTACCGCATTAGTGGCTGAAACTCCCCCACCACCAACAGCAATCAATAAAACATTAGCTGGTGTAACTACAATATCAGCCCTAGCAAAACCAGCCGCACCACCATTCCCACCATAAGCGTTTCTTCCACCAGCACCACCCCAAGCCTTAATTCTTACAACACTAATCCCTGACGGAACTGTAAATGTTGAATTTGATGTATAAGTAACTTTAGTTGAAAATGGAATATGGCTTGATTTACCCCAAAAGTTAGTAGGCATGGTAATAGCACCACTAGCCACGCCAGCAAGTGTTCTTACTGCAGTATCGTTAAGACTAATTTGCGTTGAAGTGCCTAGGCTTAACTCTAAAGCAATAGATTGACCTGCGGTTGTACCAGCAAGGCTAATTGGGCCTGATGCGTTAAGTGCCATGATTAAAGAGGGCCTCCATAAGCCGTAATATTACCTATACATGTAAAGTCACCAGAAGAAGTTAATGAACCTACATTCGTTCCATTATAACTGAAATAAAGCGTTCCGCCACTAGGAGTTACACTCCAACCACCAGCGTTTGTAATTTGAGTGGCATTTGTAGCAGTTGCAGCAGACCCAGCGCTTGTAGCGTAAGTAGCTGTTGCAGCATTACCAGTTGTACTTTGATTCAAAGTAGGAAATGTGCAGTTAGCCAAGTTTCCTGAAGATGGTGTACCCAATGCTGGAGTTATCAATATAGGGCTTGTAGATAGCACTACATCACCTGTGCCTGTTTTTGTAGTAACTCCAGTACCGCCATTGGCAACTGGCAATGTTCCATCTACATGAGTTGTCAAACCAATCTTGCCATAACTAGGTGCAGTGCCAACACCGCCAGAAATAAGTGCATTACCAGTTGCAACATCGGCTAGTTTTGACAATGCGGTAGTGGTAGATGCAAATACTAAATCACCAATGGCATAAGACGCAAAACCAGTACCACCAGCAGTGGCAGGTAATGTTCCTGTAGTTAATGCTGATGTAGATGAAGCATATACAGCACCACCAGAAGTAAATGTAGTTAATCCAGTACCACCGTTCCCAGTAGCTAAAGTTCCAGAGATATGAGTAGTAAGACCAATCTTACCGTAAGATGGAGCAGTATTTATACCACCAGATATTAATGCGTTACCTGTAGCAACATCTGATAATTTTGATAAAGCAGTAGTTGTAGAAGCATACACCAAATCACCAACTGCATAAGAGCTTTGACCAGTACCTCCAGATGTTGCTGGAATGGCTACATTGAATGTAGGGGTAGCATTGACTGTTAAAGTATCGGCAGACGCATCGCCAAGCGTTGTATTGCCAGTTGAGCTTAATGTTGTAAATGCGCCTGTATTTGGCGTAGTAGCCCCGACAGTACCATTGATATTAATGTCATATCTAGTAAAGTCATTCCATGCCGTACCATTCCATCTTTGATGTTTAAAAGTTGTACTATTCCAACGGATTGCATTAGTTGGCAAATTTGTAGGAGTAGTAAAGGCTGAATCTAAGCCTAATGTTAAATCATCAAATCTAGCATCAATTTCAGATGTATAGTTTGCATAGGTACTGGTATTTAGCGGTTTGCTATGGTCTGCCATTTTTAATATCCTCTAACATTCCAAGATACTGTGCCACTTGTTCTGACCCCAGCACTATTAAATAAGTATATCCTAAAACTTTCAGGATAAGTTGATATATTACCACTTGTATTTGCTGTTGTAATGTTTACCAAGTATTGATTTGCATTAACAACAGAAGCAACCTGATAAACTCCGTTAGGAGCAGTTCCACTTGTAAATGTTAATCTTACCTTTTGACCAGCTAATAATCCGTGAGCAGTTGCATTTACAGTGGCAACATTACTTGTAACTGAGTATGTTCCTGTAATCACTGAATCTTTAAAATCATATACTGGTGTTAATAAAGTAGTGCCATTTGGTGAAACTGTAATACTTGATATATCTATAAACTCTTTTGCAAGATTTACTATTGTTCCATCAGAATCGGTGCTAAATGCACTAACTGAGCCAGAATCAGTAATTAATTTTGCACTTAATAATACGTCTAATGATTTCAATAAATATAAATCTGTATCTAATTCAGTTGTTACATTTACAGTTACCTTAACGTATCTAAATAGTGTTGCAAATATAGCTTTTGCGCCAACAATTGTAGTATATGTAATTCCGTCTTGTGACGTTCCAATTTCAAATGAAATTGTCGGGGTACCTGAAATTAACTCACCTTGATAATTTAATGTAATTTGGCTGCTACCTAGAACTGTACCGTAATCAAATATTTCAACATAGGAGCCACTTCCGTTATTTGGTTGAATAAATATTGGATAACCTGCTGCTATTTGTGCTGATGGGTCGGCCCATGAACGAGATGTAAAATGACTTGTCCATGTTTCCGTTGTATTTACAGGAAGAAGCAAACCTGTTCCATCATTAATAGCAGATGATTTAGTTCCACTAAATGTACTAAAGTATTGTGCATTAAATACAAAATCAGGTGGCTGAGAAACTTGGCATGTAATACTTACTGGAGATGATAAGTTGTCATCAGTGTCACGAGTAACAAGCCAATAAGTATATGTTCCGCCACTTAGCTCTAGTATTGATGTAAATGTACCATTTTTATATCCAATTTCTTCAGCACTTGCATATATATCACCTTTTTTAATTAATATATCTTGAATAGGCAATGATGTTTTAGCTGGCAATTGCCAATAGAGCAATACATTGTTATCCACAATTTGTGTTTTTATAGTAGATACATCTATAGGGCTTGGGGCAAGTTTAGTGGCTGTAATTGCTAAAGGTAATGATTGACCATTAAGAAAATCAATAGAATAAACATTAAATACTTTATCTCCAAGCCAGTTGGCAGGTAATGTTATTGTGCTTGATTTTGTATAAATCACATCAGCGTCATAAGTGATTTTATATTGACTTAAGCCAAATAAAGGTGATGCGTCATTCCAATCCAATGTGACGGTTGCATTTGTTAAGCTAGTATCAGCATAAGTATAAGATGGCACGTGCATCTCTGGAGCAACTGGAATAACCCTGGTGTAGTTTATTGCTAATGATGTGGCTGAATATCTATTATCAGTATCATAAGAGCAAACATACCATGTATTATCACCCAACTCTGGTATTACTGAGAAGTTTAATGCGTTGCCTTTAAATAGGAACCCATCTGAACCCCATGCTGCATCAGTATCTCTTAATTCATATCCAGCTATAGGCAATGTCGTTCTTATTGATGCTGACCATGATAATTGCAAAGCATTATTAACTATTGAAGTTGAACTAAATAGCGGTGCGCTTGGTATAACTTTTGTTACAACAACAGATGTTGCCGCAGATTGTTTATTTTGACGGTCAACCACAGTAACAGTAAATGTTCTGTTTCCAACCCAATCTACAGGCACAGTAAGCGTTGATGTTCTTGCTGTAACCGTTGTTGAGTTATAACCAATAATGTAATGACTTAAAGCAAACTCAGGTGATACATCTATCCAATCTAATGTCAGCGATGTAGTAGTCAATGATGTGTCTGAAAAATCATAATTTATTTCAGATACAGCAGGTACAGGAGATGGTGTAAATGAAACAATTGAGCCATTTATGCTATATAAATTAATTACATCAAGAGCTTTTACAAAGTAGTCTTGAGAAACTCCAATTGGCCCAGGATTAATTAAACATTCAGATGATGTGCCGCGATAAAGATAACCATCAGTACCCCATCCAGCATCAGTGTATCTTACTTCATAACCCCATAAGTCTAACTCTTTATTATCATCCCAATTTAATTTAAGTTTATCTCCACTAGCTGATGCGGTAATGCCAGTTACACTGCCAGGAGGGTTTGTTTTACCTGCAACAGTATGATTCTCAGCATAAGTCCAAGGGCCAGCTCTACCATCATCTGTAACGTATCTAACTCTAATTCTGTATTCTGAACCTTCTTCTACATCGGAGAAGTAGATACATGTATCACGAATATCTGCTGATTTAGATGTTTCCCATATCAATGACGTATCGCCTGAGAAATCAATTTGACCTTCAATGTATTTAGCAATAGAAGGTAATGTCGCAGGATTGCTAAAAGACAATTTAATTCTGTAAAGGAATTGATTTGGAGCTGGGCGAAGCATAACCGTTTCATCACTAATTATTGCAGTAATTACTGGCGCAACTGTAATCTTATCTTTCATCAATAATGGTGGAAGCGTTAATTGACTGTCAAATGCAGGTATTGGCTCTAAATCACTATCGTATATAGCAGGTGAGTAATCTACCAATGTCAAAAGTGCTGACATGTTATTAGATGGCTCAATGCTTTGCACAATCAAATCAACCGATTCGCTACTCATCTCACCAAACATGAATAGATTGTTTACAGCGCCTTCAGTCGATGTAATTGAGCTAGTCAATGTGATGGTATCGTAATACCCATCAGAAGGCTTAGAAGCCACCGTACGTGTAATGCTAGAGCCATCCTCTAAGCGAATTCTGATAGTATAAGTTACACCAGCATCCATTGGCATCGTTTCATCAAGGCGAATAGATGTTGTAGAGATAAACTGTGCAATGCGACCAGTTCCTAAACCCCACATAGGTACGTCATGGCTTACTTTAACCAAGTCACCACGAGTGCAGATTAAGTTCTCAATATCCGCGTTAAGCGTATAGGTTTCTGGTCGAAGTTTGATTTGGGCAAAATGGAAACGAGCATGCTTATGAATTGCATCGCGTGATGTCACGCCAGGGAATTGTATTTGCTCAAATAATGTGGCATTTGTTTCATTGTAGCCATCGTTATAAACAATATACTCATCAGGCTGATAACCTTGGTCTGCATTTTTAAATGGAATTCTAAATGCGTGAGGCAACTTAGGTAATGCTTTAGTGGATTCAAATCCCCATGAGTTATGCGGTGTAAAATATTGAGCAGTTACAGTGCGTGGTTTATCTGTAACAACTGTCCATTTACCATCTATTAATGTTGGAGATGAACGACCTGCTGCACATATATCACGAAGCACATCTAAAAGACTTTGTTGGTCTGCTACGATAGAATCAAATATAAATTCATTTGCTTCGCAATACTCATGCCAATCTTCAATTGAAGTTAAATCTAATTGTGCGTCTGTAACAGCCTGGGCATTAGCAGGATGTTGCAATACATACCTAAACAATGATGCAGGATTGCGCGTAGGTCGAAGAACCCATGTTGTAGTTGCAGAATCCCAGTCTAAGCAAACTGAGATTACTGTCGCTGAAATGCCTTCTAGCGTTTGATTGATTTGGTCAGTTGCTTTAAATTTTAAAGCAGTCATAGCCATAGGCTTAGGTGGATTAACTGGTCTTGATGCACCGTAGGCTGTAACTGAAGTTAAAATAGACATACTCATGCGCTGATACTTAATACCACCAGCAACGTATTCGTCAGTAGTAGGCGTATTTCTACGAATTCTTACTTCATACTTACCTTTTGGCACTATGAATGGCACATTGTAACTAAACGCATCTTTGCGTTTAACAAAGTCAGTTCCAGAAACACCAATACGAATTGTTGTATTCCTTCCTGTTCTACTAATGCTACCAACACCAATAGTTGCTGTAGTTTGTTTTACTACTGGCGTTGCGTAATAAGCCATGCCATAGTTATTATTATCTGATGCTGTCTGAGTAGTTAAATTTAAACCACTGTATGTAGCTGGCATTGAACTGCGTCTATCTACTGTGCTAAATATTTTAGAGCCGTGCATACAAATTCTATATAGCTCTATTTCATTTGTAGGAATAGTTGGATATAAAGTATATGTTGTATCTAAATTTCTTGTAGTGTTCTTTAATTTAGCAAGCATTGAAGCACTTGGATTAGCTGTTGATGTATCTGAGTAACTACCATAACGAACAATAAGTTTATTAAACTTATCAACAGTCAAAAACGCCCATCTATAAACTGGGGTTGGAGTTGTTTGAAATCCTGAAGGAGTGCTGCCAAAAAATGCACCATCAAGAGTGACGGTTGATTCTTTAAATACATATTCAAGACCACCCCAAGGCTCTAATGGAGCCAATGTATCATTATCTAATTGACGAACTTGTACATCAGCAGTAAACAATTCTTCCTTAATATTACCCGCACCCTTTCCATCCATTTGCAATAATCTTAAGCCTCTTGGGAAATGCAAGTTCACACTAATAGAAGTGCATAATTCATTTACTACTTTTTCATACCAATATGATTCGGCCATCTCAACATTGACGGCTAATTGCTCAACGTCATTTGGATATATTGAATTAAAGTATGAGTAATTTTCACTTAAATCTTGAAAGCCACTAATAGTAGCTTGGTCTAATTCTTCAAGCGTATTAATGTCAGTTGACCCAATACGCATGTCAGATATTTGCAATGGGCCATAACCCCAAACCAATAACATTCTTAAGTAAGATGTATCTGTATTTGATTCAGCGTATATCTGTGCGCCCAACAATCCTGTAAAGCGCATTTGACCCAATACAACAGGGATGGCACCGTATTGAGATGCTTGGTTGCTACCGCCTTGTAATAAGTTCTGAGCAAGGGCTGTGCCAGGAGATTCTGGCTGAGCTGGCATCCTAACTGGGAATATGGCATTTAATAATAAACTACCAACTACCGTAATACCTGCTTGAACAGCCGTAGCAGTCCATCCTGATAATGCCAATGCTTCAGGGCCAACAATATAAGCCGCAGCCACTACAATCGCAATGGTTAATATCATTTTCAATACGTTACCTTCAGCAACGGCTCGGTATTGAATAACATCACCTGGCAATGGAACAATATGCCATTCTTCTTGTGGAACTAATTTGCCATTAACAAATATAACTGGCAATACATCGTATTCTTCAGCTACAGGATACTGAGCTTTAATATATTCAATAATTTCTGCAACAGAAGAATCTGCTGGAACCTGACCATCAATTCGCTCAGTCTTTAACGGATGAGGTTTAATGGCAAGCGTTAAATCACCAACATTTACTTTTTCGACATAACGATAAAAACCTTCAACGCGATGCTTCCATAGCCCAGTGTCAAAACGCTCAACGGTGGTATTTGTATGCTCACTGACGTGAATAAATTGATTGGGTGACACTACGACCCCAACGTGCATAAATAAACCGTTTACACGAAGCAGGGCAACGTCACCAATGGTAGGAGTTTCAACTTTTTCCCAGCCTTCTTTCCCTAGGGCTATAAGTTGCTCTATTTTTGTCTGCTGTTCTGCCTCGTATTCTTCGGCAAACGATGGCAGCTCAATATTATATTGTTCTTTATAGATTAACTTAACTAAACCCCAACAATCAAGACCGTCTTTATCACGGCCTTTTTTTAGGTATTTAAGACTAATATAATCATTCCACCATGTTTTCATTAATATAATCCTGGGAAATAAGACGGTGTAAAAGTATGGGCAGGGAACGGTTCAATTGCCAAAGATTCTACATTCAAATCTGCCACTATGCTATTAGCATTATACGTTATTCCGCTCATTAAAAACCCTGGGAATGAAATTTCTAATACATTAGGTGTCCTAGTTAATACCAGTTCTATGCTTACGTTCAATGCAGTAGTAGCCAACCGTATTGTCGGTGTAAGGTATCTAGTTACATCGTTCAAAGTAATTTGGCATCGAGGTGCTGCGTCAGCTTCTTCTGAAGGCAACGTAATTTGAAAAGGCAAGAATACATAATCATTGCCACGGCTTTTTATTCCATAGATTACATCATCATCTGTAGTAATAAGACGTTGCGTATAGTTATCAGTTAATCTTATTGGAGTGGCAATACCTGCTCCAGTGATAGTTAATAATACAGCTAGAGTATCGTCACCATCTGGGCTAAACATAGCCTTTAAAGCGGCTGGTGAAAATGAACTTAATCTACTCATGGCATTTGCTCTAGTGAGAATGAAATTCTATATAAATTTGGTGCAAAATAAGAAATGCTAAAATATTTCCCATCTGATGATGGAATAAACCTTGCTTCAATAGTAGCTTGAGTTCTAGGATGTGTAAAGTCAAATCTAGCCGTACCTCTTAATGTAGTATTGATGAATGTTTCCAATGTATCTATTTGGCTATCATCCATCACCATATCAACACTAAATTGCCTTGGCTTCTCACCTCTATAACGCATTTTAGCTGGCCCAGCATCCATTGGAGTGACTAATACCAGAGCGCCTGAAATCTCAGAATAACTCTGAGAATCAGTGCTTGTTGGTAGTGTTGAAGGCCAAGTATATGATGCCATAATTATCTTCCTACTAATGTTGGTCTTGCATTAAATGTATTGCGAATAGCTTGGTTAGCACCAGAGCCGTTTCGTCTAATTTCACTAGCAACCATATCGCCAATGGTAACTTCAATTTTACGGTTTCCACGGCTATCTATTGTTTCATTTGCAGAGGCTTGTGCTGAACTGTTGTTATTGATTACAACAGATACATTAGAACCCATTTTGCTTTGAGGCACAATAGTTCCTGTGGCTTGTGGAACAAACATTTCCGCACCACGCTCACCAACTAAATAACTATGGTTTGGATTGACTTTACCACCTGCTGCATTTGCACCACCGTAATTCATGTTGTAGTAACTATCAAATGATGTATCAGGCCCTACTCCACCGTTACTGCCAAGCAATCCATTAAAGAACCCACCAATACCACCAGCTCCGCCTAACGCATTGCTTATAGAATTAAACAATGGCTCAGTTATACTTTTCTGAATACTTAAACGTAACAAATCTTTCAGTATGGAGTTAATCATATCTGAGAAACTTGTCTTAGTATTAGTAAAGAAGTCAGTCATAGCTTGAGCTGAGTTTCTAGCAAAGCCATCGTAGATACGCTCAAGTTCTTTAATCATTGATGCTTCTTCTTTTAAAGCATCTTTAGTTTCTTTATCTGCTTCTTTTTTATCTCTATCTAATTGCTCTTTCTTAGCAGTCAATTCAACCAATTGCATACGAGCTGCGATTTCTTTATTTAACGCATCAACATTCTCGCCTTTTGCTTCAAGCAATATTTTACGCTCTGTTAGGCGAGCTAAATTGGTAGCTTCAATGGCCGCTTCTGTTTTGCCGTATGTGTCAATCTCAATAATAAGTTTTGCTATTTTTTCATCAATAGTTTTTTGAGTTTCAATTTGGACTTTATTAACTTCATCCATTTTTTCTTTTAATAAGTCTTGGATATTGGCAGAACGCTCAACCAATAAATCTTCAGCCCTCATCTCATCTTGCAATTCTTTTAAAGTTTTGGCTTGTTCTTTTTTAGCTTTAGTCGCTTCTTTAGTAGCGCCAGTAGCTTTGTCATATTTTTCTTTTAATATGGCTAATTTTGCAATAATTTCATCATCAGGCAACCCTGCTTTTCTGCCTTCAACCATAACAGTTGTCATATCTCGGCTATAAGCAATAGCCAACTCTTTATTGGTTGTAAGATGTTTATTTAACTTAGTATATTCTTCTGACACTCTATTTAAGTTATTTACATCTACATCAGCAGCCAAAGCAATGGCGTTTGAATAATCAAGAATGTTTTTACGGCCTTGCTCTATTTGAGCGTCAATCTCAGCTAACTTTTCTTTTGGAGTTGTAAACATCATAAATGGGCCAGCGTTCTTACCCATTCTAGCAACCCTATCGCGCTGCTCTTGCAATAGAGCAATTTGCTTAATCATGTCATTAATTTTGGTTTTTTCGTTAGCCATTTTATCGCCAACAGAAATACCTTGTGATGTTAGATTTTTATTGCGCTCTATTTGCTCATTGATTTCTTTAAGTGCTGGAGTTAATCCACGAGCCTTATCAATCCATTTAAGTATGCTATCGCCAAATAATATGAATCCTGATATGGCAATACCAATTGGGCCACCTAAAGCACTAATAGCTACATTAAATCCAGTTACGGCTCTTGCGGCCAATGTTGTACTTGCTACAACGGCAGCATTAAGAGCAATAGCTTCACGCATAGCCACTGAGTTGGCAGCAGCCCATACTGTTGTTGCTCTGGCATTATTTGTTAAAGCAACAGTTGATGCTGCTTCTGCTAATGCCTTTTTCTCTAACAATACATTTTCTTTAACAATCTCAATTTGACGAATTTGGCTGGCGCGAATTGAAGCATTAATTCCTATGATAAATTTGCCTAATTGCGCTCCAACACCGACTAATGCGGCATTAGCAAGTAAGTTTAAGTTATCTGCTAAGAACAATATTGTTTGGCTGATATTTTTAGACGCGCCATTAGCTTTGTCAGCCTCGCCAACAAATAATGTGAAGTTGTTTTTAAGAACAGTAATAGCACTTGAGATAGTGCCAACTGATTTAACTTGCTCTTGCAATCCAGCAAGGTAAGCAGGGTCAGTCAATGCTTTGGCCAATACCTCAGCAGTCAACTCACCTTGGGTTGACATGTTTTTAAGTTCACCATAAGTCACGTTCAATGACTTGGCCAACTGCCTCATTATTATTGGTGCGCCTTCTGATACGGCTAAGAACTCTTGGCCATTTATCTTGCCAGAGCCAAATGACTGAGAAAGTTGCAACATTACAGAATTGGTTTCTTGCACCGTTGCATTTGAAACTCGCAAACTTAACGCAACAGATTCAGTAATCATCCCAATATCTTTTTGAGATGTACCGAAGTCGCGTAAGTTATTTGTTAGACGTGCG